GCTACGATAAGTACAGATGTAAAGACCAACCTATCTGTGGTGTCTGTAATGCTGCAAAATGTAGAACTAAAAAGTTTGGTGTAGGTTTTGAAGAAGAACAAATGCCGGAACTAGACACATTAACAAAAATTAATTCTAATCCACCGCAATGGTTTTTAAATGTAGCAGGTAAAAGAATAGAATTAAAAACAGAACAATTACACAATCCAAATTTATTTGCGATAGCAGTATTAGATCAAGCTAATGTTATATCACCAATACCAAAAGCCAAAGATTGGCGCGAGGTATATTTAATACCGTTGATGACAGGACTACAACAAATAGATCCACTAGAATCATTAAATCCAACTAACCAAATAGAAAATTTATTGTATGACTACACAGTACACAGAGCTAAGGCTAGAACTAAAGATGACATACTTAATAAAACTGCATGGACTGATGAAGGTTTTTCTTATTTTAGAATGGAGGACTTTTATGCATTTGCTAAACGTAATAACTGGGAGATGGATAAAACTAAAACTGGTAATTTAATAAAACAACTTGACAATATTTTTGTTGAGGAAGTTAGAATGACTTTAAAAAACCAAACACCACGCGTTGTTAAAATCAAAGCAATGAAAGACAATGGTTCTGGTGTAAGTAAAGTAACTTATCAAGAGTCACCGTTCTAATGAAAACTATTATCTTAGGTCCACCAGGTACTGGTAAAACTACAACACTATTAAATTTAGTTGATGATTTTATGAAAGCTGGTGTTGATGCAAAACGTATTGGCTATTTTTCTTTTACGCGCAAGGCAGCACACGAAGCATCTACCAGGGCCGCAGATAAATTTAATTTAGATCAGACCGAAGATTTAATTTATTTTAGAACTCTACACTCACTGGCATTTAGATTGCTCGGTGTAAAAAAAGAACGGGTGATGAAGACAGAAGATTACCGAGAGTTTGGTTTGAAAGTTGGCATACCTATTAAGATGTCATTTCATTCTGAGAACGACGGTGTATTTAATTCTGACAATGAATATTTAAGATTAATTAATAAAGCACGCGTTACGGAGCGAGATTTGATGGATGTATACGACGATAACAGGCATACTATAGATGTCGAACGCGACACATTATTCTTATTAAATCAAGAACTTAAACGTTTTAAAGAAGAGAAAGGTATGATAGATTATGACGACATGTTGGAAAACTTTATTGAACAAGATGTATCTCCGTCTTTTGACGTATTATTTATTGACGAAGCACAGGACCTCTCACCTTTGCAGTGGCGAATGGTCCGGGCTTTATGGTCGAAAGCAGACAACACCTACATTGCTGGGGACGATGATCAAGCTATATTTAAATGGGCTGGAGCTGATGTTGATTCTTTTATCGCACTTAAGGAAGAAGTAGATAACATTAATACTTTAAACCAATCGTATCGTATACCTGGTGGACCAATACATAAATTATCACAAAGTATTATTGAACAAGTAAACAATAGATATGCAAAAGATTATTTACCAAGAAAAGAAATAGGCAAGCTGCATCGCTACGCTGACATTTCACAAGTAGATATGTCAGAAGGTCAGTGGTTAGTATTATCACAAGCACATCATTTTCTTGATCCGGTTATGGATTTATGTAAACAACAAGGATGGTACTTTTCTTATCGCAACAAACCATCGGTAAATAAAAATTTATTAGCGGCAATACATTCCTGGGAACAGTTACGTAAAGGTGAATCACTAAACACAATACAAATAAAAAATATATATTCTTACCTTGGCGACAACGTGACTAAAGGTTATCGCACCGCGAAAACTTTAGACGTAGATTTAAAGTATAATCTTGAAACATGTATCGCGGATCACGGATTACAAACTGATAAACCTTGGATGCATTCATTTGCAGGATTGAACACAAGCATGGAAATGTATATAAGAAACATGTTGGCGCAGAAAGAAAACATCTTCAGAGAGCCACGCATCACACTATCAACAATACATGGAGCAAAAGGCGGGGAGGCTGACAATGTCTTATTATTTCCTGATATTACTAAATCTGCTTTGGATCATAGTGATTATGACGCAGACGAGTTGCACCGGNTGTTTTATGTAGCAGTCACNCGTGCNAAAAAAGCATTATATATTTTAGAACCAAAAGATTATGAAAGGGCTTATATATTATGAGAACAAATAGATTAGAAAAAAAGGTAATAGAAGAAATTAAATTATTTTTTAAAACAGGTTTATCTAATAAGCAAATAACAGAAAAGCTTGGTGTTAAAAAAAACACGGTGTCCTACTACACTAATAGCACAACAAAAAACAAAAGTTATTTATATAAGAAAAAAAACAGAACTGTTTTTATGCAAAAAGTAGATTGTTTTTTTGATAGTAAATACGTACAGCCAATTGGTCCAAAACAAACCAGACCGGAAAGAACTTTTGAATATAAAGTAAGAGCTTATTTTAGAGATAAAAATCAATCAACAACAGGAGAAGATATGAAAAAAAGAACAGAAGAAGTAACGCAAATACTGTGGCCTTATGATGGTAAGGACGCTAATGGTTATGAATTTCCATACGCAACTGATGCTATTACTGGATTAAAAATTAATGTTATGGCACAAAAAGGAGAGCCAGATGCTTGTAATTTTGATCATAGACTACCAAAGTGTAGAGGGGGTGGCAATAATGTAGTTTTAAACTTTCAACCTTTACATGAAGACATTAATGCTCTTAAGGGTAAGTTTACTAATGAAGAGTTGTTTGCACGTTGCAAACGTATAATAAATGGTTCTTTGTATCAAGAATGGGATAGTAAAGATGAAGAATAAATTTGGCATACCTGGGTTTACTAAAGAAGGTTATTTTAAAAAATTAGTAGATGAAGGTATTGTTAACGACACCGTCAAGCTAAGTGATTTAAAAAAATTTGATGCAGTTGATTATCCATCACACTATAACCAAGGTGGCATACAATGTATCGATGCTATTGCTAGCATGCAGGGCAAAGGTTTTAAATATTATCTACAAGGCAGTGCGGTCAAATATATATGGCGGCACGAACACAAAGGCAAACCTATCGAGGACTTAGACAAAGCAATCTGGTTCTTGAATAAATTGAAAGCACAATATGAATAAACCATTACAAATGCCAATGTTCAGTCCGCAGACTGAATGGGTGCCACCGTTAAATTTACCAGACTTAAAAGAATATTCTGAAATTGCGATTGACTTAGAAACCAGAGATCCAAACCTTATGACTATGGGCTCAGGCTCAGTCAGGGGCGATGGTGAAGTGGTTGGTATTGCTATTGCTGTCGAAGGTTGGTCCGGGTATTTCCCGATAGCGCACGAAGCCGGAGGGAACATGGACCGCGCATTAGTGTTAGATTGGTTTGAAGAAGTTTTACACACCGATGCTACCAAGATATTTCACAACGCCATGTATGATGTTTCTTGGATTAGAGCATTAGGTTTGCAAATACGTGGTGGCATTATTGACACTATGATTGCAGCAAGTTTAGTCAACGAGAACCGCTGGAGTTTTACCTTAGATTCTATTTCTAAAGAATTTATTGGCATGGGTAAGAACGAAAAGATTCTAGCAGAGGCGGCCAAAGCCTGGGGTGTCAACCCTAAAGCAGAAATGTGGCGATTACCCGCACCGTTGGTAGGTGAGTATGCAGAACGCGATGCTGAGGTGACCTTAAAATTATGGCATGCACTACAGCACGAGATTACCCAACAAGATCTGTGGGACGTATTTAACATGGAGACAAATTTATTTCCGTGTCTAGTGGATATGAAATTTAAAGGCGTACGAGTAGACGCGGAGAAAGCTGCAGCGTTAAAAAAACAATTAACTAAAACCGAAAAAGATTTACACCAGGACATAAAAAAACTTATTGGTTTCGAGGTAGAGATATGGGCGGCATCGTCAATACAAAAAGCATTTGACAATCAAAAGATACCATACGATCGCACCGACAAAGGCGCACCAAGTTTTACCAAAAACTTTTTAGCTACACACCCGCACGAGTTACCAAAACTAATTAACGAAGCACGAGAAATTAATAAAGCCAACACAACTTTTATCGAGACGATTTTAAAACACGAACACAATGGTAGGATACATAGTGACATCAATCAGATTAGGTCTGATGATGGGGGTACTGTAACTGGTCGTTTCAGCTACAGTAACCCGAACCTACAGCAAATCCCGGCACGACACAAGGAGCTCGGCCCGATGATTCGATCTTTATTTATACCGGAGCAAGGTCACAAGTGGGGTTGCTTTGATTACTCGCAACAAGAACCGCGGATCGTGGTTCACTTTTCGTCACTCTTAAAACTAGAAGGCTCATCCATGATTGTCGATCAATATAATAATGGTGAAGCAGACTTTCACCAGATGATCGCGGACATGGCTGGCATCGAACGGAAGCAAGCGAAAACTATTAACTTAGGTTTGATGTATGGCATGGGTAAAAATAAACTTATGGCCGAGTTAGGTTTGTTAAAAGAAGCGGCGGAAGATTTAATTAAAACCTATCACCGCAAAGCCCCGTTTGTTAAAATGTTATCAGAAGCCGTGACACGACGGGCTGAGGACAGTGGTAAGATCCGCACGATCGGTGGACGCTTATGTCATTTTGATATGTGGGAGCCGCATGGGTACGGGATTAAGAAAGCCTTGCCGCATGCTGACGCACTCAGGGAACACGGACCGGGGATTAAACGTGCGTTTACGTACAAAGCATTAAATAAATTAATCCAAGGTAGCGCTGCAGACATGACCAAGAAAGCAATGCTAGCATTGTATCAAGAAG